CTGGCTTCTATGAATATACAATCTATGCACAAGAATCACCTGATATAACACCTCAACCGAGTGACGTATTATGTGAACAAGGTCGAGTACTATACGCATTTAATGAGGCAACTATAACAAGCTTCTCCCCTGACATCGAAACAATAATTTATAATGGATAAATACACATTTTATACAAGCGAACCAATTAGCAGTTATAAAGTTCCAATCTTTGAAAAGGAACGCAATAAAGATTGGGTGAGATATGGAGAAGATAATGCATATCCTCAATATCTTTGCGACCTATTTAATAAGTCAGCAAAGCACAATGCTATCTTAACAGCTAAGCAAAAATATACTTTCGGACGTGGCTTAAAAATAGTTGACGGCAAAGAATCCGCTCAAGCTATTAAGGCTCAAGATATGCTTTTGAATCCTAACAGATTTGAAACCTTGAATGATATTTTTGAAAAGGTAGCACTTGACAAAAGATTGTATGGTGGTTATGCTTTACAAGTAAATTGGAGTAAGGCAAGCGGAAAGATAGCAGAATTGTATCACATGGACTTTGCTAAGATTCGTTCGAATGTAGATAACACCGAGTTTTATTATTCTGAAAATTGGGAAGATTATAGACCTAAGTACGCAATATTCAAGGCGTTCAATCCTGAGAAAAAAGAAGGTTTGCAAATTCTTTATTATAGAGAATACAGACCGAACTTATCTACTTATCCATTGCCTGATTATATTGGTGCAATTCCTTACATTGAGAGTGATGTTGAGGTGGCTAATTTTCATAGGGCAAATCTTCAAAACAATTTCTTTTTCGGTGGAATCTTAAACTTCAATAATGGAACGCCCGAACCAGAGGAACAGCAGGAACTTGTTAAGAGAATAAATCGCAGACATGGCAGTACTGATAATGCAGGAAGGTGGATTATAAATTTTTCAGATGGTCAAGATAAATCTCCGAATGTTATCCCGATTCAACCTGCAGACTTAGACAAACAATTTGATATACTGAATAAAACAATTCAGCAAGAGATATTCGTAGCACATCGAGTTACCTCACCTATCTTCATGGGGATAAGAGTCGAGGGTCAATTGGGTGGCAGGAATGAAATGATTGATGCTTTCAGATTATTTCAGCAAAATGAAATAAGACCTGACCAAGTACATTTTGAAAAAGTATTTAATTACTTAGCGAACTTTAATGGTGTTCCGAATGCTTATCGAGTTGAAGAATTAGAACCGTTCAATCCTGAATTTACAGAAGCTACTTTGTTAGAGATTGCGACTAAGGATGAACTAAGAGAAATGGCAGGATTGCCAGTTATTGAGGTTACAGAATCTGTTAAGAAATTAGAATCATTACCTACTAAAATTCAAGATAAGATAATTGATACTTTATCAACTGAAGAATTGAGAGGTTATGTAGGATTGCCAATTCAGATGAAAATGGAGTTCGAAGATAATTGGAAAGATGAAATAAAAGTCTTTGCTGAATTTGGTGATAGTGTCGAGAATTATGATTTATTCGAAAGTCGTAGAGTAGAAGCATTTGAGGACTTAGACGATGATGTTCGCAAACATACATTTGAAGAACATTTAGAGGACTTAGAACAAACTTTGTATGAATTTGTAGTAGCTAATACTCCCGAAGAAAATAAAGTTTTAGAAGCGGTAAAAAAAGACCCTTTTATTTCTAAAAAAGATTTAGGAGTAAACACCTATTTGACACCTTCAAAATTAGATGAAGTTTTAAAAAGTTTAAAAGATAAAGCGATTCTAACCTTAACAGAAGGAACGTGGAATATCCTGCAAGTAGTTCCTAAAAAATCAGCTATTAAAAGAATAGCAGATGAGATAAGTAAGTTCCAAGTCAAGTATAGATACACAGGACCGCAAGACTCAAAGAATAGAGAATTTTGCGCTGCTTTGTTAGAACTTGACAGACTTTATACTCGCAAAGAAATTGATACTATATCAAGGCGTGTAAATCGTGATGTATGGAAAAGGCGTGGAGGTTGGAAAACAATCAAAGGAACTGACATTCATGTACCATTTTGCAGGCATCAGTGGGCTGGCGTTTTAACAAGAAAAAAATAACAATATGGCAACAGTACTTTTCATATCAGAAGCGACTTTAAAAGCTGAAACAATTATCAGCGAAAATGTAGACCCTAAACTTTTAATACCTACAATCAAGGAGGCACAAAATATTTACATTTTACCTTTATTGGGAACGGCATTATACAACGATTTAGTCTACAATGTATCAGCAAATTCACTATCAAGTGAGTATGTTACGTTACTTAATGAGTATATTGCACCATGTTTGATTAAGTATAGTGTTTATGAATGTATTTTGCCTTTATCTTATAAGTTTCAAAACAAAAATATAGGCACAAAGTCAAGTGATTTCAGTCAACAAGCACCCTTGAATGACCTTAGATATTTATTAGACTTCACAAAGTCAAGGGCGGAGTGGTATGCAGAAAGAGTAAGCAGATTTTTATTGGCTTATCAGACTGATTATCCTAAGTACTTGACACAAGAAAATGCTAATGTAGCTACCATTTATCCAAATGCAAACAATTATACTAATGGTATGTTTTTAGGACCGGACATTGATTGGGATTTAATACCTCCAAGCATCAAGTATCAAGGCAACGGATTTAGACGAAACTAATTTTGAACCAATGACAAGAATTAAAGGTAGTAAGAATAAAAACAACGTAGAACTTTTAAAAATCTACTTATCAAAGCAAGATGAAAACAACACTAAACCAAGCGTTAAATGCACTTCAAGCAATAGCATCAAGTCACCTACAACTAAAAGGTAGTTTTGTATTTTGTGATGTAGCAGACCTCGAAGCAAAGAATGAACTCAAGTATCCTTTGCTTTGGTGTGATGTTATACCCGCTCAATTTGGAACTAAGACAATAGATTTAAATCTTCAATTGACTTGCGTTGATATGGTGTCAAAAGGCTTGGAGAATGAACAAGATGTACTAAGTGACACCTTGCAAATCTTATCCGATGTGGTTACGATTATTCGACAAGATTCAACTTACTTTGATATGTTTGAGATTAACGAAAGTTTAACGGCAACACCAATTAAAGACCACTATCAAGATGAGGTTGCAGGGTGGGTTTGTACTATCAGTTTAGAAATCGAAAATGCTTACAACTTATGCGTTGTTCCAATTACTTAAAATAATAATTAAAAATAATACTTACAGACATGACAGATATACAAGAAATCTTAGGCGGTAATGGATGCAGATTCATTGATGCCGCAAGTACTGGAAACACTTTTTATTGCTTAGTAGTAAATGCAGATTGCGTACTTACTACTTTAACAAGCGTAGGAGGTCAAAACCTTTTAACTCAATACGGATTGAGCGGTAAAACTTTGAAGCAAGGAATGGTAATTCCTGCATTCAATGGTGATTTAATCGCAGCCGTAACACCTTCAAGTGGTTCGGTTATTGGTTACGGATTTAATATCAGAGGATAATGATAGGAATCGGGATAGGATTGCCTTTTATCAAAAGTGCAGGCTTAGACCCTGCTACAAGTGCATTCATAACAGCGGCAGGTATAACAGACCCAACGCAGATCAATGCAATCAATTATTTAACTGAAAGTTTAAAGGGTATTAATAAGACAGAAAACCCGTCTGGAGTTGATTTTTTTAGCGGGTCTTATGCAATTTATCCATTTGTTGGTGGTGCTGCAAGTCCTCATAGATATAACCTTAGAAATGTTGCTGATTTCTTGATTACATGGGCAGGCGGTGTTACACACAACGCCAATGGAATAACAGGTAACGGGGTAAATAGTTATGGTGATACTTTATTCAGCCCTCTTAATAATAGCTTACCTTTAGACGATGCAGGTATAGCGGTATATAGCAGAATAACGAGCAACGTAGGTACTGAATTAGGAGCAAGCGATTCGGCATTAACTAACAGTTTATACTTACAAACAAGAGCGGGCGGTTTTTCTGTTATGCAAGCTAATAGTAGTACATTTGCAGCAGTTGCAGAAAGTACGGGGACAGGATTATTTGTAGCGGTTAGGAGAAATGCAACAAGTATGCAGATTTATAAAAATGGTGTTAGCACTATTTTAAAAACAAGCAGCGCAGGAAGTTCAGCAAGAACGGCAAGCTCTTTAAATTTTTTAAGACTAAATACAGCAGGAGTTGGCACAAGTTATTCTGATAAAAATTTATCTTTTGGAATAATATTTACTGTAACAAGTTCATCTTTTGCCAATGCTAATATGCCTACTTTATACAATATTATTCAGCAGTATCAAACACTTTTAAGCAGACAAGTATAATGCAAGTAGGACTATTGACTTTAAAACAAAAGAATGAGATTGTGGGCAAAGAATTTGCACCTGATTCATACTTTTACCCTATTCAAGATAAGAATAATAATTGGGTAATATCTATTCAAGAAATGGAGCAAGCCACAATACCTCCTTATGATTGGGTTCATGAACTTCCTTTAATTGATTACCAACCTAAAGTAAGTAATTAAATGGAATTGAACTTAGTATTATTTGGGGTGATTTGCGGGCTTATAGGCATCATCTATGCGACCTTAACAACGAAGATAAACAAGCTGGAGGTTAAGCAGGAAACTTTACATGATAACTTGATTCCAAAGGTTCAAAAATTAGAGGACATTCAGGGAACTAAAATTGATATTGTATCTGCTCAGATGAATGAGCAAAAGAAGTCTATTGAAGCATTAACTGAAAAGGTCAATGAATTGGCTCACAATTTCCATAGTTCGAAGAATGTTGAGGGGCAATTGAATCTAACTATGACAGCTATTTTAAAGCATTTAGAAAAGGTTGAAAAATGAAAGATATAATTAATAACTTTTTAAAATCATTTGACAATTCAGAGGGCGGATTTTCTGCAAGGAAATTAACTGCATTTGGCTTAATGGTTTTAATTACTTATACTCATTATAAGTATGTTGATTTAAGCAACGCAATAGAAGCTATTCTAATAGACTTA